TATGCAATTCATTAGTATTATCTGGATGAACATGCTTTATTATAATATTATCAATAAAAGTTATTTTTTTAAATTTTTGCGCCAATATAGTTTGCTCGGTATCACAAAAAAATGATCTATACATTGGATGGTATATATAATTATTTTTTTTGTAATATTACTGGCAAGAGGTGGAGCATATCGTAGTGCTTCTGCATCAAAATAATTCATAGCATCTTCTTCTAAATTGATTCCCTCATAATAATTCATGATTTTAATTCTATCATCACGCTCATTATAATGTGCTTCCTCTATGTAATCTTTTATGCTACTAATAATTGTTATTTCATTTAAGTCGGAAATTATCATTACCAAATCCTTTGCAAATTTTGTACTTCCTTTTTTCTTATTGGAAATCTGTTAATAAAAAAATATCTAATTGCATCCATGCTATGATCATGATGTCCATCCTTCAAAGGTTCTTCTTTAAGTCTTTGGTTTTCTCTTTTGTCTGGATAGCGGTAGTTTTCAAAATCATTAATAATATTTGTGCATTTATCACTTATAAACAATCTTGCTTTACCTTCTGCATTTTTAAAAAAAGAACGTACTAAATCAATACCAGACGGAATTGATCTACTTATTCTATCAGTCTTATAATTAACACCAATACCATTTCTTCTAAATATTTCTGCATCACCTAGTCCGCTTGTAGATTGAACACCAACTCCTGCAGGATCACAATATGTTTTTAAAACTGGATAATTTTTTTGTTTTATCAATTGTATTAATTCTTCT